AAGCAATTACTTTTCTGCGGACTCTTTGAGGTCCAGTGGATCAGACGCTTTTTTAAATGCAGGCTCAAACGTAGGATCAAAAACAGGGAAAAAACCAATGGCCTTTGGATGGGATGATGCAATATTAGGTGCCGGTATGGGGCTCCAAAGCATCATGGGTGCTTTTGGACAGCAATCAGCAAATCAACTTAACGCCAATATAGCTAATGCCCAAATGGCGGCCCAGGCTGATGCGGTCGTCAATGCCCGTGAAATGCAAAAGGGCAACCTTGGCATGGGCATGTTTAATCAAATCTTTGGAAGCGGCACTGGAGCAGATATAGAATTTGGTCGTCAACTAGAAGCTAAACGTAAGCAATTTAGTGAATTTCTTCCAAAACAAATGGGTTTAGGCAGAGAAGAAACCCGTTGGAACACAGCCTTCCAAACATCCCCTGAAGCTTTAGAAGCAGCACGTAGGGAACGCATGGGCAATCTTCAAGAAAAAATTGCTGGTTACGCAGCACAGCCAACGGGAATGTTTGGTCCAATTAGGCGTATTAACATTGAATCACTAGCAGGTTAAACCATGGGTGGCAGCGCTCCTACAATAAATTATCCAGCACCTCCAAAGGATGATACCTTTGCGAAATTCTTAGAGTATCAACAAAAAAAAGAAGCTATTGCCGATGAACGTGCGGCAACAGAAAGGGCGGAACAGAAAGCTGCCGACGCTGCCCGTAAAGCAGCCGGTGCCGCTGGCTATGCAGGATTACGTCAAGGAGTAACAAACCAGCTCCGCCAAGGCCTGGTGAGCTACGAAGACGCAACTTCTCGTCTGCGTGACTATGCCACAAAATATGACATGACTCCGCCCGAGGAGGATGTCACAGGCTTAACCGATATCTATACCAAAGAACTTCTCCCTGGTCGCCGCCAAACTGGTATTGGTGCAGCGTACGAAGAAATCCTTGGTCGTCAAGCAACAGAAGAAGAGAAAACAAAAGCAACCGAACGTTTCAACCAGGGTTATTACACGTCCAACCAGGACTTGCGCGATACTCTCTACAAGGGAACTGAATACCAAAAGAAATTCAACCAGAGTTACCTGGATAATTATTACGATACAAAGTATGGTAAGCAAGCACTTACCGCAGAAGGAGAACGCACGGGTCAACGTACGTTTAAATTTTCAAAAGATCTCATGCCCACCATGGGCAATGCACAAGCCGGAGATCTTGCAAAACGTACTGGCGTTACAACGCCAAACTTTGGGGACAGTTTCCAGGGGACTCCTGCCGAGCTGGAAGAAGCACAACAAAATATCCGAGATAGTCGCCAATTTCTATACAGTGCTGGCCTGACAAACTTACAAGGTGAGATTGACAAGGAAACACAGAAGTTGAAAACGGAAGGCTCCAAAGAATTAGCCAAGATTCAATCACAGGGGAGCATCTACAACTCCCTTGTGGGCAGCTTTAATTTTTAAAATTAAAATTGCTATAATTGTTTTATCGCTAAAAAGGTATTCTTATGTCTAGCACTCCAACAGGTCAAGGTACCGCTGACGACTACTTTGATATCAATAAGTTTGAAGAGCTTCTCAATCGTCTTGAAGGTTCCAAGGGGCGTCAGCAACGTCAAAAATCCCTCGAATCACGGCGCGACATTTTTGCCCAGGGCCTCGCTGGCATGATGGGCAACTTCTGATAACATTAACTAATCCCCCTGGAGAATAACAATGTCTAGCACCCCCACTGGTCAAGGTACCGCTGACGACTACTTTGATATCAATAAGTTCGAACAACTTCTCAATCGTCTTGAAGGTTCTAAAGGGCGTCAGCAACGTCAAAAATCTTTGGAATCACGTCGTGACATTTTTGCCCAGGGCCTTGCTGGCATGATGGGTAATTTCTGATGCAAGAATCGGTTGCTAATTCTCGGTCCTCAACTGAGAGTTTTGACTTAGGTCAATACAAAAAAGCGGCCTCACTTGCCTATCAGTTTGCTAAAGACAAAGCTGAAAAAACCCAAACAAAAGAACCAAAAAATCCTTTTGTTTAATAAAACTTTTGATTAGTTATTGACATGGCTGATACTTTCTTGGAGGCAACAGGCGATCTGGGTGATGACCCCTTTGGTGTTTTGTTTGATGAAGACAAAGCCAGGAGAGCTGCTTCGGCTGTCAAAATTTTTCAAGATGTCTCTGTTGGTTCAACAATAAAGAAAGGAGAAGCCGCTGGTGGACAAGAGCGAGAAACTATCGGTAAGGGCGCCCAAGAGCAGCGCACCTCTGCTGGACAACAGCAAGAGTTTAGACAAAAAGACGAAGAACGAGACTACGGTCAAGCCCAACGAGCTTATCGATATTGAGGTATTTGATTTCTGGGTTGACAGTTTAGATTGTTCAATCCAGGAATCATTCCTCGGCTTTGCTTCAGAAAACTACTCAATAATTGAAGTCTTCCTCTATAGCCGTTTCCTTGGCTATAAGGGGAGCATCATTGCGTGTGAATCTTGGGTAAAAAGTAAGTACACAAAACCGGATCACCGTAAAACGTTGCTGTACGAAATTGCAGAAATGCAAGAGGACATTCGTAAGCTACGTGAATCGATGGAAGAGAATGTCGTTAAGCGTGACCACGGTGTTGCGCGTATTGCTGGTATGCAACGAGAATTGCGCAGTACTATTGCACAAGTAGAAGAATTTACGGCAGTCAAAGATCGCAAAGGTTTGTTGATGGCCGGCGCTGATAGGGCAATGCGTGAGATCATGTTCATCTTTAAAGATGACCCAATTGAACTCCCCCTGGAAGAAGCCACGATGAGTGTGTGGTCACGAATGCAGCTTGAGGAGTAGTTGGTTTAAAATATTAATTAAAGTAATTAGTAGTTACAGATGGGCGCCACGACAGGAGCAAGGCTACCGTTAGCCGGTCAACAAGCAAGAGTTAATCAGCTTTTAAGTGCAGAGAAATCAGCGTCTGCTTTAAGCTCAGAGAGAGCAGCAATTAGGCAGCAGACAAAGGCAGACGCTGCAGCGTCTGCTGCAAGAGACGCAGAAGCGTATGCCGCCGCAAACAGAGCAGCGTCTGCGGCAAGAGACGCAGAAACGTCTCGTAGAACAGGTGCACCTCTTACTCAAACTCCACCAGGGGGCTATGAAGATAGCTTTGATCCAGCTCAACTAAACAGAGCGAAGATGAGTCGGCGCCCTTCCCCTTTTAATAGACAAAGGTAAGTAGATTTTCTAAAACGTAATTGCTTTAGAATATTTAATAAAGCGGATAGTAGTTGTAAATGGGCGTTAACCCAGGAAATACACGTTATACTTAAACAAGAGATACCTTCTGATCATGGCGGCAGAGAAAAAGTTTGTACCTGGTAAGGGCATGGTCCCCGCAGGCAAAGGAGAAGTTGGCAAGAAGGGTGCCGTTCCTCCTGCCAAAGGCAAAGGTGCTGTGCCCCCCGCTAAAGGTAAGGGTGCCGTTCCTCCTGCCAAAGGCAAGCCCATGCCTCCCAAGAAGAAATAAAAATGGCCAAAGGTAAAATGCCTCCTCAGTTTCTTGAGTATCTCAAGAAGAAAGAAGCAAAGAACGAGGATGGTACTGAAATGAACGACAAGGAAAAGCGTAAAGCAGCCCTTGAAAAAGCACGTAAATACCGCGAGCAAAAACAAAAGCGTAATAAAAAGGGTTAGTATTCAATAGAAGTTTGAATACCTGTTGTGCCGTCCTATATTCATTTAGCCCATCGACGTAATGCCAGGGCGGCATCAAAAAACTTTAAAGTAAAAGAAAATAAAAACGAGCACCTTCTTGAAAGAGCAAGGGAAGATTTTGGGTATTTTTGTGAGTATGTAGCAGATAAACCACCGGCTGACCACCACAAAGAATGGCATCGGCACTTCGTCACCAACGAAGACAGTTCATGTTTGATCAAGATTGCTGGACCCAATATTGACCTACTCGCCCCCAGGGGATCAGCCAAATCTACTGTCTTAGGTTTGCTTACGGCCTGGGCTATTGGAATCCATACGACAGCAAAACTTCCATTACAAATTCTGTACCTTTCTTATACCGTTGATATTGCTCGTTCCAAATCAGCAACCATTAAGCGTATCATTGAGAGCAAACGATATCAAGAAGTTTTTCCAACCGTACGCCTACTTAAAAACGTAACAAGTAATGAGTACTGGTCCATTGATCACAAGTTTGCTGGTATTGACGTAACAGGTGATGAACAATTTACTTTGTGTGCCGCTGGCCTTAAGGGTTCAGTGACATCCAAACGTTCTCACCTGGTGATGATTGATGACGCTATTAAGTCTGCTGCTGATATTGCTAATCCTGACATACGTAAGACAATGCAGGATAACTGGAACGCGGTGATCTCACCAACGATGTTTGAAGGTGCCAGGGCAATCTGCCTTGGTACGCGCTTCCGACATGACGACATCCATTCCACCACATTTAATGAACAAAATAATTGGATTCAAATTATCCTGTCTGCTATCCAGAACAACATAAAAACCGGAGAGGAAGAATCCTACTGGCCGGAGATGTGGCCCCTGGAATACCTAAAAGAAAAGAAACGGCAAGCACCAATTGCTTTCTCGTTTCAGTACATGAACCAAGTCATCAGACAAAATGAACTATCCCTGGCACCAGAACTTATTGTCAAGGCGGAAATTGCAACAGAGTTTGATGCCCTGGGCATTGGCGTTGACCTGTCTGCGGGCATTAAAGAAAAGAATGACTACACCGTAATGATCCTGGGTGGACGCATTGGTGATCGTATTCATATTATTGATTACCGCAGGATACGGGTGATGGGTAACCTAGAAAAACTAGATGCCATGAAAGAGCTGCTCAATGATTGGTCCATCCTTGGGAAAGATGACAACAATAATTATTTCCCAACTTATTCGACGTGTGATATTTGGTCGGAAGCAGTCCAGTATCAGGCCTCTCTTGAGGCAGACTTCAAACGAGTTTGCCTTAATAATGAAAATCTTTACAATTTAATTTGGCACCCAGTAAAAGGTTTTCGTGCAGACAAGCTTGCACGCTTCCGAGGCATTATGGGAATGTTTGAAGATCGTAAAATCATCTTCAACCGTTTCAGGAACTTCACAAATCTCTTCGAGGAACTCACGAATTTCGGCGTTAGTAGTCATGATGATTGTGTCGACGCTCTCGTGTGGTTGGTTACGGGGTTGGCTAGAAAAGGTCAGCTTCACCTCGATTACTAAAGTCTAAAATAGGAAAAAGACTTTTAGCCGTGGGCCCAGAATATTTAGCCTTAGCCTTGACACTTGTTGTGTCCGGAGCTACCGGCGGCACATGGGCCGCCAATAAAATTCTATATCGTTTCTCGGAACGTGCAAAGCAAATTCAAAGTGCGGTGGACGCCCAGGAAAGAAAATTGGAAAATTTAGAAGAAAAAGTCAACAGACTTCCACTGGACTACGTTCTGAAGGTGGACTTTCTTAGAGAAATTAAAGAAATGCACGACAATTTCAAACAGATCAACATGAAGCTTGATAAACTTGTGGAAAAGCTTTTGAGCAAATGAGTTACATCCTGGAAGTACAAGAAGACGAAAACGGAGAAGCGTTCATCGTTTTCCCGGACGACATCATAGAAACCCTTGGCTGGCAAGAGGGAGATGTTCTGGAATGGAAACTCAAAGGAAATGGTGTTCTTCTGACCAAACTTAACGACAGTGCTGGATACGAAGTAATAGAAGAGTAAAATAAAAACAACAAGTAATATTTAAAATGTTTTTCAATTTCCCAGGGGCACCAGGTAATACCGGCTACAATGCGCAGTCTAATCCTAATCCGTTGATGGCAGCCGATCCATCTTTTCGTATCCAGCAGAGAGGAATTCGCGGCATGTCGCCAGAGGATATAAAAATGTTAAAAGACTGGGATCCCAAATCGGCAGATGAAATTGATAAGATTTATCGAGGCATTAAGCCCGGCGGTCCTCAGTTGCCATTAGCTTATTCGAACGGCTCAGTTCCTATGGGAAATGCTGGAGCAATTGCAATGGGTAACCAAGGTTTGTACAACGGTCCTCAATACGGACAAGAACTCCCTCCTGGAACCGTAAAATACGTTTACTAGGAACAAAAGAAAACTGCTAAGATTAACAGTAGTAAAGGTAATAGTTAATGGCTGTCGACGCTAATGCCAGATTAAAAGAAATTGTTGATTCGTATCTTGAAAAAGATGGCGGAACAATGGTTGATACTGGCATTGTTGCTTCGCATTTGGCACAAATGAAACTTTTTGGCATACGCCAAGGGGTTGAATTTTTTCCGGCACAAGATAATTTCGGTAATCAACGTAAAGATTTTATTGATCGTGTAGTTAAATACAACCAGATCGATACCCGCCTGGATTCAATATGGGACTACTTTCTTTGTGATGGTCAGGGATTATTTTACATTCGTCCTACGGAAAACAATTATCGCCTTTACTATTTCCGCAGACATGAATATCGGACTTATTACAATATTGATGGCGAGCTGGATGAAGTTGTAATCATCTATAGCTACAAAGTTCGTCGTGGCTTTGGATATGAACAAGATGTTCAATCCAATAACATAACTGGCCCAGCAACAATGGGTCAAGGTGCCAAGCGTTATATTCGCCTATCAATCAAACAAAACGAAATCGAAGAAACTCACTCAGAAGGTGAAATGTCTTTTGAGCAACCCAATTATTCCTTTGGTGGCAAAACAAAAACATTCCGCAATACTCTCAAATTTATTCCCTGCGTTGAAATCTTCAATAATCCCAAGGGTTTTGCTACTGAAGGCGTAGGAGAATTTGCTGCTGTTGCCAACCACATTTGTACGCATGACCAAATGGTTCGCACCATGCGCAAGAACGTTCAGTTCTTTGGTAACCCAACTCTTCTCTCGTCTCGTCCCAAGACAGATCTTATGGAGTCTGGTGGGGACAGTGTTGTTCAGCGTCCTTCCATTGCAGCAAACTCAGGCTTCACTGGTCTTGGTCCCTTAAGCCAATCACGCTTCAAGGCTGATCCAATTAGTCGTGGTGTTGACGGTGAGATCAGGGTTCCACGCGTCATTGCAAACCTGGAACCCAACGATCGAGTTGGCTACATTGTTCCAGATGCAATCACTGGAGATCAAAATTCATTTGCTCGTCAATACCGGGAAGAGATTAGGACTTCCCTTGGTGGCGTAGACGAACTATCTATTTCGGCTGGCGTAACAGCAACTGAATACAAATCATTATTCGGACGTGTTTCTGCAACTTCAAAGAAAAAAGCTACTTCAATTTATACTTACGGAATTTGTCGTTGCCTAGAGCTTATTATTTTCCAGGAAGAGCGATTGTTCCGTGAGACGTTAGCAGCCGCAGCAGGAGTAGAGAAACCCGTGGAGCCTGATGAGAATGCTTCTCAAGAACAAGTTGATATGTATGAAGAAGCAATGACTGCGTTTGAGGAGCAAGTCAAGCGTTTAATGATGGCATGTCTCAAGACACAACAAATGCCACCAGGTGTTTTGGGACTCATCCCTGATGGTGATGTGACGATGCAATGGCGCTGGCTTGGTCCTGTTTACGAAGACTCAACGCAAGACACGCTAAACAACTCTATTGTGGTGAGGAACCTACAAGAGTTAGGTGTTGATAGCATTGAAGCACTGAAATACCTATTCCCATCCAAAACAGATGAGGAAAGGGCCGGGATGCTCTCAGGCTTCCCGTTCAGGATGGTGAATGAATTGCAGGGTGTTTACTCTCAATTCTCTCGCCTAGTGGGGGGCATGATGCAGACTCCTCACCCGCAATCACCGGATTTACCAATGGCTGCGGATCCGCGATTGGATTTAACTCCATATCTGTATCGAACCTTAGAAGCTTTACAAAAGGAGATGAGTTATGCAGGACGCTATCGTCCAGTCGATCCCACAGACGAGCCAAGCACCAGCCGTCGCCCCGAGCAGCTACGTGGTGGCAGCACCGCAAGCAGCCCCGGCCAGCTACCAGGCAGTGCCCCAGGCTTATCAAGTGGGTACCAGCTACCCCCAAGCAGTGCCCCAAGCGGCCCCCAGCTACCAATCAGCCCCTACTCAGTACGCCCCCCAATACCAACAGGCGGCGGAATCAGCGGGCAATCCCTGGGAGTCGGCGTTCAACAAAGTAGTGAACCTACTGAGCGCTCCAGTGCAATCCCCGTTCCAGGGTCAACCCTCAGCTCCGCAGACAGCGTATACCCCGGCCAACTACGGGTACAACAGCCCCCAGGCTACGCAACAATCGGCAGCGCCGACCTCGTATCTCAACCAGGGATACTCGCCCAACTCTTCCCAAACCTCCTCGGGTCCATCCTTGGAGGCGATCGCGGACTACCTGCAACTGAGCAACGAAACGCGCCAAGTGATGGACGCGTTCGGGGTAGAAGCTCCGGCAGTACTGAACCAGTACGCCCTCAACCTGGAAGGAATGCTGGACAACGCAGTCGAGTGGGGAAACAAAGCCGCTAATCTGATTGGTGGTTATGCCAACTTTGCTGTTAATGAGCACCAGGAGAACCTGGCCTATAACGAGATTCTGACCAACCCCGACGTACTTAGCGATTACACGCTGAAGTTCTTTGGTCCCGAAGGTCCGTACCCTGTGTACGAAAACGAGCAACAGCTTGAGACGCAAGGTTATCCCACTGCCGCAATCGATCCGCAGTACGGTAATTTCCCCGCTCCTCCTTCTGCTGAAGCTCTTCAGGCCCCTCAGAATTTCTGGGGCGGCTTTAGTGAGACTATGGCACGCGATCCGCAAAACGCCTGGCGTATGCTGAACCATGCTCAGCCTCAAACCGTTGCAAACAAACTATTTGTGATGGAGTAAGATGCGCACTCCTCTTGGACAAACACGTCCTCTTCTTGCGTACGGGATTCCCGCTGCCGCCGGTTTGGTGGTTGGCGGTGCCCTTGCTGGACAAGGAGAGGATAGTGGCACTGCCGCTTTAGGCGGTGTTGCTGCTGCTTTGGGTGCCAGAGGGGGCCTTGGCGCCGCTCGCCTCGCTGGACGCTATGCCCCAGTTGTTGGCGAACTTGTGCAGAAAGGTATTACGCCAGTTGGCAAAGCTGTTCGCAAAGGAATGGGATCCGTTCCCGAAGGCGGCATGCGAGATAGGGCCCTTACCGGTATGCGTGGCGGTCTTGTAGATGCATATAGGGCTGCTGGCAATATGCCCGCTTCTGCTGTTCAAAAGGCAGCCGCTGGTTTAGCCGTTCCCGGTGCTGCTGCTCTTGCGGGCCTAGGTGGCGTTGCTGCTGGCATGGTCCCTGGAGCACTTGGAGTTCCCGGTTTCCAACAACAACCTGTTGTTGATCCCGAATCTTATGGCTCCAGTAATTCATATGGAGCTATTTACAAACAAACGACTCCTCAGTACTACTAATAAAAATTACGGCCTGTTAAAATTTATAGTAGATAAGACATGCTAATGTCTGCATCTTTCACCCGATAAAAATTCCTGCGATTCTGGAGGATAGCACAAAGTGTTTATTGATAACGATTTTCCGAAAATCCTAGGGGCCGAACTCTATCGTCCCCACCCTGCTTACATTGCCGAGATGGCGGTTGAGCCCGTGGTTGTCCACGACTTCACCCGTCAGCCTGGCCAAACTGTACAGCTGGATCGCTACAAGTTTTGGGGTACTCCTGGTACCAAGGACAGCCGCGAGCGTATCTCCGACCAGACTATTGGTACTGCCAATAGCCGTAACATCACCAAGGAGAAAGTCCTGGTGGTGCTTAAGGAATACACCGGTCCTGCTGACCCCGGCGATCCGACCCAGCCTTCGACCTTCAAGATTGCTCGTGAGACCCTGATCACTGCTCAGCGCTTGCTGCTTGATAGCGGCAACCTGAACATGTTCCACCAGTCCATTGGTAGCCTGACGCTGCTTGATGACTATCGCCGGTGGCGTGACCGCGTCTTCATTGACGAACTGTCCAAGTCCGAAGCTAATGGTGCCGCTTCAACCACCCAAGGCGGTTACTATTTCGCTGGTGCCAAGACCAAGAATGCTTCTGGTCAAATCACCTACACTTCTACCGAGTACACCGCTGATCTGCAGCAGTTCTCTGTTCGCACCGACCTTCTGACTGTTGTCAAGGACCTGCGTAAGCGTAACGTGCCGACCTACTCCGATGGTCTGTATCGTTGCATTTGCGATCCTACGTTCATGATGCACCTGCGTCGTGATCCCGACTTCCGTGAGATCGCTCGTTACTCTGGTAATCCTGGTCAGGGTATGTACATGGGTAACCCCATGATGCCCAACAACACCAGCTTCTACCAAGGTCCCCAAGCTGGTCAAGGTTACTTCCTGGCTGGTGAACCCGTCATGCCTACCGGCGTGCAGTTCGAAGGTGTTAAATTCTTCGAATCAACCAACTTCCCGACCAAAACCGTCAGCACTTCTTTTGCTGGTACCGGTGGTTCCTACACCGCACAAGAGGTTGCTCAAGGTTACTTCTTCGGCCCTCAAGCAGTTGGCGTTGGTATCGGCGGCCCGAACGCTCAGGTCCTCATCAACAACAACGATGACTTCAGCCGTTTCATCATCTTGATCTGGCAACTGTACGCTGGTTTTGATATCCTTAACAAGGACTTTGTAACCACTGCGTTCAGCTATGTCTCTGATGATGGCACCATCTGATCTTAACCAATACACAAACCAATAAGGAAACATAAATGACTTATTTATCCGCTAAAAAGATCTACCCCGGCAACTGGAGCAATGCTCTTAACGGCTGGTACAAGAACATCGACGTAATTGCCGATAACACCAACGATTTCTCCAAGGGGGGCCCCACTTCGGTGCTGGCTACCCCTGGCTATCGTTACTTCCAACAACGTGGTTACGTTGCAGTTACCCAAACTTCCGGCGCCCCCTTGGTGACCGGTACGGTGATTGTTCCTTCTCCTTACCGCCAAGACGACACTCGCCCCGACATCACGGGTATGGTGATCTCTGGTAGCTCCACCCTTCCCGCCTACGTTTATCGTGCTGCCATCTCGGTGGCTTCTGGCTGGGGTGATAACCGCGTTTCTTCAGGCGTGTATGCCGCTACCGGTAACGTCATCTCCTTCGGCCGTGACTCCAGTGGTCCTACCGCTGCTTCCGGTATTGGTGAAGGCGCTATCCAGGCCAACATCACCTCGACGGTTTCTGGCGACGCCTCTGCCAAGATCTTCTTCTCTGGTAACAGCGCCGGTTATAGCACGAACCCCTTCCTCACCGCTACTGGTGCTGCTGGTGTTTCTGGCTCTACCCTTTACACTTCCATTGCTGCTGCCACTACCCTGAAGGTGTTTGCCAAGGGTGCCGCGAATGACGCCAGCACTTCTGGTGGTATCTACATCTCGGATGCCGATTCCGCCGCTGGTCTTGTTGGCTACCTCGTCGTAGAGGTTTGCTACATCCAACCCGATGTCGCCCCTGGTTACGAAGACATCGAAGGCTACCTCCTTGGTCGCACTATCAGCTGATTAAGTTAAACTAGGACCAGACATCCTCTGGTCCTTATGCTTTACCAGCACAAAAAAACTGGCGCACGCGTCAAAATTGTAAGCGAATGGGATAACGGCGATTGGTTCATGGTCGAAGATCAGGACGGTCGCCTTTATACCGCATACAAAAACGAGTTGACTCCTGATCAGGAAGCAACTAAAAAAGTAAAAACACTTCAAGTAAAAGACAAGGCTGCCCAGGAGGAGCCTCGGTCGTTCCCACCAGATCAACGACTTAATGTCAACTCTGCTACCGCGCAGATGCTTGCAGATCATATCAAAGGCATTGGTCTTAAAACTGCTCGTGAGATTAAGGATCTTCAGATGTCTTTATCGGGTGAAAGATTTAACTCTCTTGAGCAGCTAAAACAAATTAAACGAGTAGATTGGGAAGCAGTCCTGGCTGCAGATCTGGTGCGAGTTTAATTCTCATCTCCTAAAAAGCAATGCCCCTGGGAAACTGGGGGTTTTTTAGTTTTAAAATAAAGAATAAAAGGATAATGGGTTACATTCCTATCAGATCTGGCTTCACTGGACCCAGTGCCAAAATTGGGGGTTCAACGGAGTATCACCAAGATCTTAAACTGTTGCAGTCTTTACCCGTATCCGAAAGGGTAAAGATGTTGGACGCAATCGCACAACAAAATCAATCTATCGGAAGGGAAATTGAATTTTCAAATCCTGCCGTTTCAGGTAGACGCTGGAATGTAAATGCAAATTTAGCGGACAAAGTTGACCTACTTGAGAGAGCTGCTGCTGCTCATGGGCACAGTAAAAATGCAGTTTGGCAATCACTTGATTACTATACGCCATTTAAAGGTAAAACTAGATTTGACAAAGGCGCTGTAGAGGATGCATCAATCTACTTGCCTGCTGTCCCTGGGGGGAAAGTAACAAGAGGTTCTGGCGGAAGCTATGGATATTTCTCTGAATCAGTGGATCCAGGGGGACGTGTCATTGCGAGAGTCGGGCACGGTAATGTAGATCGCCCAGAAGCAGGTAATGTCAGCTTGCCGAGTTTCTTTTCTTCTGTTGCTCCTCCTGCACCAATACTCCCCGGTTCGGCAACCTCCACAACGCAAACACCAACTGATACACGTACCAAGGATATCTTGGAAGCTTTTCTGTACGGCGTTGGAGCACAGAAACCTAAAACACCTGAACCTTCGCTTGCCAATAAACTAGTAACCGGACTAATGCAGAGTGCCTTGGCGCCACAACCAAGTTTTCTTTCTAAGTACATTAAACAGGAACCGTACATCCAAGGTCAGGGGGCCTCAACCAATGACTATTTGTATGGTCTTCTTTAGTTGATTACTGCGCTTTATAATAAATGGATAGCAAAAGGTAGAAGTGAATTTATCTGACTTCGACAAAAGTAGGGTCAGGTACCATCTGGGGTACTTCACTGTTTCAGTGCCAGCCGGTGACTACGCCAGGCTGGAAGAAGCAATGAATACCGTCCCAGATTCTTATTTTTACGACAAAATTATTATTCAAATTGGTCGTTGCGATACGGCAGAAAAGAAAACAGAAGTCGCCACCTCACCTTCAACTCGCCTGGAAAGCATTGCTGGTGACGTTGATCGTACCATTAGATCAAGCAATGCCAAGGAAGCACTAAAAGTTTGGGACGAAATCTATCTATACGAAACCAATAGGCTTGCTGGTATCTTGTATGTACCAAACTATAAGGATCCTTTTCAAGCTCGTTACCGTTATGAGCGTTCTGGTGCAGAATTTATTCAGGCGTTACCCGGTCCAGCAGATACTGCAGTTGGCTCACGCCTTTACTTAAGGGAGATGTGTAGATAATGCCAAGTTTTAATATTGGACAAGTTGGAGGCCTACTGAGGTCGTTACCTGGTGCAGTGTCTTCAAGGCTTCCCACGGCCCTGAATCCGCTTGCAACACGAAATCCTACTACATTCCTGGGACAAGCCGGGAAAATGTTTAATCCTCTTAATCCAATAAATGCAGGAACTGCCGTAGTTGGATTAGCCGCTAATCGTTTCCTTCCCGAAAACTTACGTGATAATGCAGAAGCATTTATGTATGGCCCCACGGCAGGAATTATTTACTCAGTATTTGATCAACCAGCTGGAGCCACTGGTAAAACAGAAGCGCAATTGATACGTGAGTCTCTGGCACAAAATCCAAATCGTCAGTCAGTACCGCAACGACCATTGGATACCTTGGCAACACTCGGCGGAAAAGAAGTGGCATGGAAGGGTCCAGACCTTGGGTGGCAAAGAACTTATTCAGAAGGCGCTAGCCCGCCTTCTCTCACCCCAGCTCCCCCTAGGGAGCTGAATAATGGGTGGCAAGCCGGACAAACGGGATCTAATATGGTTCCCACTGGGGCCGGTGTCCTTGCAAAAAGACCCGATGTTACTAACCGCCCACTCTCTCAAGAAGTACTTAACGCTGCTCAGCAGTTCAGTGCTCCTGCAAACATTCCTCTTCCTGCCTTCTATGAGGGCCAACAGCAATTGGGTAGGAGCATGATGCAGAAAGGAACTCTGGTAAGCCAGCTACAGGAACTTGGTGGTGCGCGGGGAATGACTCCCGAGAATCTGAAAACCTGGGCGACAGCAAACCCAGCGCTTGCGTACAGAGAACTATTGAAACGAAGAGGCGTCCAATGAGTGAACGTCAGCTTTTAGAAAAGTTTCGTCAAACACCAGAGGGCCAACGCCTTCTGAAAACTATCCGATTTGCGGAAGGTACTTCTGGACCCAAGGGTTATCAAACCATGTTTGGGGGCGGAACGTTTAATGACCTGAGTCGTCACCCAGATCGTGTAGTACGCGGTAATGGGTATTCAAGTGCTGCCGCAGGTGCTTATCAGTTTCTCCCTGGAACCTGGCAAACCCAATCTTCCCGTCTCGGATTAAAGGGTTTTGGTCCAGCGGAGCAAGACGTTGCGGCCTTAGCTTTGGCCCGTAATCGCTTGATGGATCTTGGCGGACTTGAAACAGTTCGTAAAGAAGGCCTTAGTCAGCGTGTAGCCGCTGCGTTATCACCTGAATGGGCGTCATTCCCAACAGAAACTGGACGCAGTTATTACGGACAGCCTGTAAAACCATTGGGTGAGTTGCAGAAGTATTACGGAGCAGCTCCAGTAACTGCACCTGCTTCAGCAGCCGCCTCTGCTTCCTCACCAGCCACAAAACCACCCGCGCCCGTATCGTCAGTATTGTCTTCAATATTTGGAGCCAACTTTAGCCCAACAGAAGAGAAAAAATCTTTTGCGCAATCATTTGTTGAGCAAACGATTCAAGGCCTTCTTTCTTCTAATAGATTGATACCCGCACAGACAAACCCCCTCTTCCGTTAACCATGGCCTCCTTCGCTGACTACCTAGATACTGGTTACCTCCCTGGTGAAGTGCGTCGCTCTTCTTATGGCGACGCCTCACCTCAATCAATTCTGGAGTACAACCTGCGCAAGAAACTAAAGTTTCAACCTAACTCAAATATGGCTGGAAAATATCTTCAGGAGTTTTTAGAACTTCAATCAAATCCAGGGGCGCTTCCTGCGTCCTTGGTTAATTCTGAAATGAAATTACCAGCAGATTTTGTTGCCTTTTCAAAATTTGGTCAATAGTTGTTTGGTTTAACTTTTGCATAAACAACTAACGTTTAAATGCTTTTTCCAGGGGCCAGTTTTTGTTTAATCGTTTTTGCATTGATTGCGGTGAAATTCCCACTTCTTTTGCCCAATCGGCAATGCACATAGTTTTTTCATTAAACGTATAGAGCCTTGTTGCTCGTTTCCCCCCTCGGTTACGTGTTTGTTCTTTACGTGTAGCCCAACGACAATTTTCTTTGCAATAATTTTTATCATTGTTTATTCGTTCTAATTCTAATTTTGGATTTTCCTTGGGACCCATGTCTTCTAAGAATTTTTCAAAACTATTCCAGCTGGGATCGTACGTAATGCCGCGCCCACCATACCGTGCGTAATGCGTATTACCTTTGCAGTTGCAACGTGATCTCATTGCTTGCCAAGAGCGATACTCAGAATTAAACTTGTCATCTACAGCCCAAGCGCCATGAGTAATAGATGCACAGTTTTTTGAACAGAAAATTTTTCCATTTTTTCTTAAACGGTAACGAACAGAGGAAGGCCACTTACTTGTAAAAGGTTGTCCGCATTTTGAACAAAGAAAAATGTTGTCCATTAGAATTGGTGTATAGAACACAAGCAGCCTAGCACAAAAGGCTGAACACTGGAAGAAGTAGATGTCATCAACCTCCTCGAATAAGCAGCCCGTATTTATTGACCGCCCCCTGTTTGACTCGGTGCGAGTAACCACTCAAATTGTGGGCAGCGCCACAAGCAATACTTTGTTTGTCCAGGGGGGACAGGCACCGTCCATCTTGGTGGACATGGATGCCAACCTTGGTGAAGACAATAACAATGGTGGGGTCATTGATTCCATCACGATTGCGCGAAACGATAAATATCGTGATGCCGACTACACCATTAGTTCAGGCACATCTGGCACGGTGATTTCACTGACTAGCGGTCAGCTAGTCTTTATCCAAAACACAGGCGTTCTTGGAACTGCTGCTGGTAGTGGATACGGTTATTACACTTACACCGGTGCCGCCACATTGACTGGCGTTAATACCAGTTTAATCTTCTCGGGCGGTACAAGTAGTGGCTTCACATACAACGGTGTTGCCTATGGCAATCAGCCGACTGTAACTTTTGTGTTCTACCACACTCGTGGCACAACTACTCCTATCCCTGGTTCAGGTGATTACCGTCTACTGTTCTCCAAAACGGTACCTGCCAATAGTGGTGTTGTTGACTGCAGTGACGTAATGCCGCAACTTGCTGCTCCCATTGCACAAGCTGGTAACACTAACGGTCTTGGCCCTACGGCACCTCTACGCAACAAAGGTATCTACCTGGAGCGTGGCGATCGTGTTTATGTTGGTGTTTTCCCGGACGCTCCAAATATTTCTGGCTATACACCTGGTGCACATGTATATGCACAGGGCGGTTTCTTCTAAAACATGGCAAAACGAGGGAGTGATTTTGGTTCCTTTGGAGCCATGGATATTCCCGATATTGGAAAGATAAAACCAATTACAACGGAATTTTCCAGGGGTTCTGTACCAAACTCAATCCTGCGAATGGATCGTGAATCCGCCTGGACCAGGTGGAGACGCGGTTACGAGATTGCAACTGCTGTTGGAGTACAGCACGCACTAACTTACCCATTCCAATATCAAATTCCATATCCCGCTGGTACAGCACCAACAGAAGGCCGTCAGCCCCTCATCCTTGGCGTTGTACAGGGTTTTCCGACTGCTGGCAAGGAATTCGGCGTACACTGGACCGGATGCCGCGTAGGGGCCATTCTACGGTTTGATAACGTAATAGATCGTTTCGGTGTACGAGCAAGCGTTGATTCCGTAACTGAAGATGACGAGTATTGGTACGTAAGGCTTGCTGGTAGTTGGGATAGCCTCAATCCTTTACCTCCTCCCCTGTACGTACCGAATCCCTCTGGAGCACCCCTCAAACCTTTACTTGGGGAAATACTTGAAGATCGTATTCTTGTTCCTGAAGATTCACCAATAACCAAGGACAGCATAAATCCCACCACAGGCAAGCGCTATGGTTTTGTTCAGGCAATCTTGATTGATGTTGATGGAGAGAATGGGATTTTAAAACTACAAAAAACAAGTTCTTTTGAGGCAACACCCGACAATGTTTATGTGACACCAGCCACAAGAAAACCTCACGCAGGACGTTACTTTACTATCGGAACGCGTTACGCCTGTTCTTGCCAAGACTTTAGTAGGCGTAGTTACGCTTTTATGATGAACCTGGACGGCAAAGAGAAGCGTCGTTTTCCCTTTACCAAACCATCGCTACTTAAGTATGGCAGGCATGAAGTAATCACAGATCAAAATACTGGCGCTGTTGACAACCGTGCCATGACAAACGCGAATACCAATAGAGATTTAAATCTAACTTCCACGTCAATTGATAACCCTGGCGTATTTAATGATTTTGGCGGACGTTACCTGAGAAATTTTTCGGCCTCTCGTAAGACGGAAGGTCCCACAACTTTTGTTGATTACAAAGCACGTGACAATCAAATCGTATCGTTTACTGATTACTGGTCTCCACTCCTGGATGAGATGCGCTATTGCAAACATATTTATGCGCTTCGTTTTGAAGAAGGTATTTTGCCACCAGAGCCATCTGATTTGCCAGTAGAAACAGAAGAAAGTCTTACGAAATGGGAGCAGGATTTAGTGCAAGAATCTGCGGTTACCTCTGAGCATGTAAATAGAATCCATGCATTCAGAGCATTGGCGCTCATGGATGTACCACCAAAAAACTTTCAGTCGCCGCAAGTTCTACCAATGATGCAAAAGCTGTTGAATGTTCCCACGTCTTTTATTAGGTTGGAAAACTTTAGAATGCAAGATAAGACCGGAGCGTTCTACAACCCTAGCGCCGGTGAGTTACCTGCTATCTAAAATGGCCGACTTTGGTGAAGTAGTTGAAACGCGTTACATACTTTCAGAGGCACAATTGGAGGCCAGTAAATTTGGTTTCAGCGAGGTGTTCTACAGCGGAAACCCGACCGTTTATTCCCCTGGTGATGTAGTAAATCTTCCTTACACAACAGGAGAAACCTCAAGCATCAACGCACTAGGCAATGCTTGGGCAGCATACGCAAGTGGTATTGGCCCAACGTAAAAAGCGGCCCCTTTTACAGGGCCGCTCTTGATCTGCAACGGGCTTAGCTTATGAAGCTACAGCCAGTTTGTCAAGGGTTTTGCGAATTGCGTTGACATTCCAACGAAAGCTGTCCCGTGAACGCGTCTCAGGAAATGCTGCGTAATGGGGACCAAGGCGGAGGGTGCCGTTGTCACGGAACTTGTAAAGAGTTTTCTTGTC